TCCGCTTTTGGTTGGCCCTCTTTACCCTTTACCGGGTATTGGTCTTCCGAGGACGGTTATCGTTGAAGACAATTGTGAGTCCTGGGGTGGATCTCTCGAAGCAGTTTCAGTTAGATTGGTTTCAGTTCTCAAAAGGAACTTTCTTCAAGCTGCTGAAGTCTGAATTTGGAGTGAAGCCACTTGTTTATGAGAAGGTGAACATAGATGGCCATAGTAGGCATTCGTCGGAGAAACCGATGTTTCCTGGGGTGAAGGTTGAATGGGTCGACCGGATCTCCAAGATCTTTGGGTCTCCGGGTGGGAGTGTCTACAATTGGAGTCTAAGTAGAGTTCTTGTGAGCAAGTTTCGACGGCTCATCATTACTAAATCCGGTCCTAACTCTACCGGAGGTTCGACATCTATTAGCAATTTGATTCTCGATGCGTCCGCGTGGATAACGCGGGTCGCGTTGTATCTCGAGTTGCGAACGATAGCGCGCCTCACGGGATGTAGTCAGATATTCGACGGACCGTACTGGAAGGCTGCAGAAGATAACGTAAAGTCGATCCTAGATCGACGGCGCGAGATTGAAAGTGGCAAAAGGGAAGATCCGTTCGGAAAAGGGGCTCCAGTTCTGAAGGGACCTATTGGGTCTCTAGGACGGTTAGGAGTTCGGGAAGAACCCGGAAAGATGCGTCTATTCGCGATGGTGGATATCTTTACACAGTGGGTGCTATCTCCGTTGCATTTGGCCCTCTTTGACATACTTAAGCGAATCCCTCAAGACGGAACCTTCGATCAAACGAAGCCCATCAAGAGACTCGTTTCGGTGTGCAAAACTAAAGGTCAAAGACATGTCTATTCATATGACTTGTCAGCAGCGACAGATAGATTACCTGTTGTGGTTCAGATGTTATTATTGACAGTGTTTGCTGGGAAACAGTATGCCGAAAGTTGGCGGGCAGTATTATGTAATCGTGAGTACGATCTTCCTCAAATCTTTATTAAGACTTTTGGTCGAAAGTACTCTACGGTGAAGTATGCTGTGGGTCAGCCTATGGGTGCATTGTCTTCCTGGGCGATGCTGGCTTTAACACATCATGCGATAGTGCAATACGCAGCTTACCGAGCAGGACAGAAAGGGTGGTTTACGGACTATGCGGTATTGGGAGACGATGTCGTAATAGCCAGTTGCGATGTTGCCAACCAGTATGTACGACTCATGAAAGGAATGGGAGTGGACATTGGATTTCACAAATCCATTGTTTCGTCCAACTTGTCACTCGAGTTTGCCAAGCGTTTCTTCTATAAAGGAGAAGAGGTAACGCCTTTTCCCTTGGTGGGAGCGGCGGTTGGCCTACTCGGGGCTTCTTTCGTGCCCGAAGTGATTCGGTCATGTGAGGAGCTGACAGGAAAGACCATTTCCATTTTCCGGATTGCGAAGTACTTGGGGGTGGGCCTAAGGGCCGCGTCCGCTGCGGGAAACCGTCAGTTGACGAGGTTACCTCGGGTTCTATCCGCACCGTTAATACTCTTATTAAAACCGGGTTCTTATAGGGCTTTACCTGACCTATGGAGTTGGCTGTCAGCACGGAGCTTTGGCTCACGGTTGGCGGTTGATGAAGTAGGAAAGTCGAAGGCGTATGATAGAGCTTATCATCACATCAAGGACGAGATCGTTCCGAGACTTCAAGAGCGCGTAACGCGTTCTTTGTCGAAGTTCGAGATCAACCTGAATCTACCTTTCCCTCCCGAGGGAGAGATGAGGAAGGATATCCGAGGGTGGTGGAAGCAATACATTACCGGAGACCTACGGGTTCGGTTTCTACAAGACCTGGGGACAATACGTTTCATGGTACGTAAAGCCGCTCGATTAGATAAACCAGACGAATCGAAGTTAAATTCGATTCTTATGGCGTGCGAGAAGATTGAGAAACTATCCGCAGAATTGCCGGTCCGAGTACTTAGTACAAAACCGCGCTCTCCGTTAAAAGAGGGCAAAGTAGAGGCTAGGTCTCGGTCGGTGAAGATGTGGAGATCATATCGATCTTGCTTGCAAGGTGAACGCAGGGGGTCCAAACCTCTGTAATTGGTAACCTATCTAATGATAACCCCAATTCGACCTAGGAAAGGTCTGATAAACCGATCTGATGGTAAAGGACGATCCGCTGTCCTCTGGAATGCTCGTGCAGGGGTCTCGATGCCTGCCTTGTGTTCCACGACAACAAGTACATAGAAAGCATCTTAAGCTACACGACGCCGGGAAACGGAG